TTCAATAAAAGTTTATAGTTATATAAAACCAAAAAGTTCTAAATTAATAATTAATGTTTCATAAATAAAAATAAAGATTTCATAATGTTTTATATAAATTTACTCCTAATTCTAATACTAAATATAAGTTATAGTTATAGCATAATTGAAATACTAGCCAATCCTCATCTAAAGTCAACATGAATATTTAATATATATTATTAATACAAATGGAACTATATTTATCAGATAAACCTACTAAACGCTTCATAGTTGTATTTGATAACAAAAAATACTATTTTAGTCAACCTAATGCATTCACATATATCGATGGAGCGACTGAAAAAGTTAGAGATAATTATAGAAAACGACATCTTGGAAATAAAAATGAGAGATATAAAATAGAGAATTTAGTGCATTCACCAGCGTTGTTTAGCTATTACATTACTTGGGGTGATAGTAGAGACCCTATTAAAAATCTCGCAACTCTTAATAGGCTTATGGATCATTAATTATTTTTGTATTAAATGAGAAATATCAATACGTTGAGCCTTACCACCCATGACTGCGGAATATAAACGCCCCATCCCCCATTGGTCAGGAGATTTAACATTAGGTCTAACAGATTGCGGATTAGAATACCATGCACCAACTCCTTTCTCAAATATCGTCTGTAAACCCTTTTTCTTATATCCTGTTATTTTAGAGATTTCAGCAATTGAATGAGGTTCATCTTTTGCAAATCCATAATACTTATTGAATTTTTGCTTATAAGTTAACACCATATAAATATAAAATATTTTATATTTATATATGAAATATCATTTTCCATATAGAAATGCATGTATGTACTACCTTACGTTATTCTTTATTTCTGTATACAATAGTAAAAAATCACTGAAAAATAGATAAAATATAACATATTTATATAATGCCTCGTAAGAAAGGAGGAGCTTTAAAAGGAGATGAAGTAGATAAATTCGTCAAGGCTTCTTATGAAGACCGCAAAGGTAAAACAGAACGTATTGGCGAATACACATTAGATAAGAGTTTGAGTAATGCGACAACAAAAGTTTATCATGATCCTAAAACAAATAAAACAATAGTTGCAAATCGTGGAACGAAAAGCACGAGCTTACGAGATTGGAGTAACAATGCTATGTATGCAGTTGGCTTATATGATAAGACTAATCGTTATAAACAAGCGGAGGACACGCAACGAAATGTTATTAAAAAATATGGAAAGGAAAGTATAACCAATGTAGGACATTCACAAGGAGCGATAATCACAAGAAATTTAAAAGATAAAGGACTAACAAACCAACTTATTAACGTAAATCCTGCTTCAAAAGGTGAGAAAATACGACGTGGTGAAGTTGTTATAAAATCTTCTGGAGATGTTGTTTCTGCTCTTGTTCCTAAAGGAAAAAACGTAAAAATTATACCAGCAACTTCTTATAATCCATTAGCAGAACATTCATCAAGTATTTTAGAAGGAGATGAAACTATATATGGTAAAGGACGAATGGTAGGGATTACTTCGTCAAGTTACACACCTCGATATATTGGTGGTGGTGAACCAATTCCAAGAAGGTTCTTGTAATTATCTCAAAATAAAAATATAATACTATAATATATGTCGCAATTGAATGATAAATTAAACAAATCAAAAGCGTCTCACGTATATTTTGATGTACAAGTGAGTAATTTAGCATCGACTGCTGTTCAGCCAGTGCCGTTTTACTATAGCGATACACGAACAACACCTTATTTAAATGTTCCAGAAGACTACACTATGAGCATAATAAGGTTCACTTGTGGAACTCAAAGTTTGCCTGTATTTATTCCACAAATACAACCTAACCAAGCAAACAGAGACTTAACTATTTATTCAGTAACGTTGAAATTTAAGTTAATCGAGGTTCAAACTTTCATCGATTATAATCCTCAAGATTTATCTGCCCCTCTGCCTCCAGCACCTAATCAGACTACGAATGGTCGCCAATATAATCAAGATGGTTACTATAATGTATATAGTTATACTTTCTTTATTGAGAGAATTTACGCCGCCTTCACTACATGTTTCAATGCTTTAAATGTGCTTGTTATCGCAAGTGGTGATGTATTGCCCACGATTTATCCACCTCTAATATCGTGGGACCCGACGACTAATTCCGCCACATTATATGGTGATACTGAAGCTTACGATGTTAATCCTGGTATAGTTGTTGATCCTATAGGAGTATTTATGAATGCACCACTTTTTAGTTTATTTAATAGTTTCCCTGCAACCTTTTTAGGATACAACGTGACGAATGGTAAGAATTACAAAATACCTTTTGTCGATATTGGTGGGACGAATGCAGTCAATCTTATACCGCCTGGTCAGCCTGTTCCAATACCCCCAGCAACTTATACAACCTATAGAGCAATTCTTTGGACACAAGAGCAGTCTACTATAGCATCATGGTCTCCTATTTTGAGCGTTGTTTTTACGAGCAACACATTACCCATTGAAGCTAACCAAGTATCTACCCCAGTTGTCTTTAGCAATAACCAAAACATTGTTTTAGGTGGTAACAATAGTGACTTTGCAAATATTATTACAGATATTGTTTCGAGTGACGGCAATTATCGCCCCAATCTTGTGTATAATCCTTCAGCAGAATATAGAAGGATCACATTAAAAGGTAATCGACCACTCTATAGCATAGATTTGAATGTATACTTTAAAATTATTACTGGTGAATTGATACCAATTCGATTATTTAGCAATGAAAGCATAACTATCAAAATTTTATTCGAAAAGATAGTTAAGTAAAGAATTAGAATAATTATTTTCTATTTTTAAAAATTATTATCTTTGTTAATAGTATATCATGTCTTCTGATTTTGCAACGATACTAACTAAAGACCCAGCTATTGCGGATGTTACTGAAAAGTTAGCATACGCAGTTAAGAGTGGAGCGGCATCGACTACTTACCAGCCGTTTACTGCGAGTTCGAATGGAAACTCTGTACTTGTGTTCTCTGTTCAAGTTCCTTCTGAAAATATTTTGGTAGCACGTGATGCCCTCGTGTCGACACCAATGCAGTTTACTCTTCTTATTTCTAACGTTCCTATTGGTGAAAGTGCTATTGAGTGGGGTCGGACAGCAAGTCTTCAGGCATTTCCTTTAGCATCGATAATGTCGACCGCTACAGCCACTATTAATAACTCGACTACCAGTGTGAACTTGCAGGATGTTCTTCCTCAAATTCTTCGTCTTAATAACAATCGTGAGCTATTCCGTCACAACGGCACTTGCCCAACGCTTCCTGACCAAGAGTTTGGTTTGTAGACTGATGCCGCTGGTGCAAACTCGTCTCCTCTCGCTGCCTTTTCGAATAAATCTTATGATGGTGACCTTACTCCTCGTGGCGCTCACCCTTGCGTCGTACAGGTTGACCGCTTTGTTGGTGGTGTATGGACGGATGGTTCGCCTATATCGACCTCTGCCGTTACAAATACTTGGCGTGTAAGTGTTTTCACTACAACTACCGAGCCGTTATTCGTGTCTCCGTTCATTTATGGTGACCCTGAAAATAACAAACAAGCAATGACGGGAATTAACAACATGAATTTTACATTTAATATTAACACAACTCTCAATCGCTTGGTATCATATGCTGGCCCTGGTGTTATAACTATTCAACAGGGAGTTCTTCCTGACCCACGCCCAGCGGCGAATTGGCTTGTTCAGACTAGTATGTTTGCCCAACTTGCGTATGGTCTTGCGAATAATGTTTTGCCTCGTTCGTCTGCTGGTTGTGCAATCCTCTTGCGTCTCCTTTCTGCTCAGCCCAGTGATGTTTTATCGACACGTAATGTAGTTCCGTATTTTGACCTTCCTCGCTATCTTACAAGTGTAAGTAATGGTGCAACTATTGCTGGAAATACGGCAGTCGCAGTATCGTCACAGGCAATTCAACTTTCGCAATTACCGGACTACTTCATCATCGTAGCACGTAAAAGTATGGCTTCTCAACTTGTTACTGATACTAGTTCTTTCTTGACTATTCGTAACATTTCAATTAATTTAAACAACAAATCTGGGCTAATTAGCAGCGCTTCAATTTTCGATTTGTGGAGACTTTCGACAAAGTCAGGATCACAACAGAGCTTCACAGAGTTCTGTGGTAAAGCGTTGAAATATAACCCTGCGGTTGCTGGTGGCTCGTTAGTTGCTACAACTGGCTCGTTGCTTGTAATTTCGCCTACTGATTTAAGTTTACCGGATGAACTTTCTTGCGGTTCTTTGGGCGCATTTTCTCTGCAATTCCAGTGTGAAGTATTTAACCAGTTTGATGTACCAGTAAGCAATGTTGAGCTTTGTGTTATAGCATGCAATTCAGGGATCATGGTTTTGAACCAAGGCACTACTTCTATCTACACAGGTATGCTTACTCGCCAGGCAATTATGGATACTAAAGTTCAACCTGTTGCTGATGTCCCTGACCGCATGATTGGTGGTATGCTTAATCGTGGTCTTGCTATGCATCCTCGTCTCGCACGGCTTCGTGAACGTATGCGTGGTTCTGCTATGAGTGCAGGGGCAATGAGTGCAGGCAAAATGTCTAAATTATCAGGGATGTATTAGACAAAATTAAATTAAATATAATATAATTCATAATTAAATATTATAGAAAAAAATTATAATATTTTATAGTTATATATGAGTGACGCTTTAGCTTTCGATAATGAGTATAATCGTCGCATTCGTGGTATATTGAATGACTTACAGCATATGGATGTACTTACTCATCAGCCAGAATTGTTTGATGATGGAAGAGTGCGTAAATATATTCTACCAGGAACTAGTGGGCAGTATCCTCCAGTGCATTTATTGCATGAACTTCAGGAAATGGGAGGTAAGTTTAATTTAACAAAATTTCTTCGTCCTACTATGAAAGTATTGAAATCAAAACAAGCCCAAGCAATTATTCGTCCACTTACAGATGCAGTTGTAAGTCAAGGTATTAAATATGCTGTTGGTGGCGGCGTAAAATCTGGAAAAATTAGCAGATACAAGAAAGCAAAGAAATTTACTAACTATGCCGTTGATACTATATCGAAGGGATTAGATTTAGGAAGCAAAGCGAAGAAATTATTTGGGATGGGCGAACTTGAAGATGTAGCGCGTAAGGTTGTTCGTCGTGGTAAGAAAGTTTTAGCAGATCCATTGGTTCAGGAAGTAGTTTCTCGTTTACGCAAAGTCCCAGTTGTAAAACGTGTTGAAAAGAAAGTAAAATCTATTGTTGGAGGCGGACGAGCACAGAGGGCACAGATTGTAAAGAAGGTAATGGCTGAACGTGGTGTAGGAATGATACAGGCAAGTTCAATAGTAAAGCGTGAGGGATTATACTAGAATAAAATAGATAATAAATACAAGTATATTTCGTGGTGAGAATGAAAAAGCATTTTAGGGTTCAATTCCAAAATATACATAAGGGGTAATGGTTTAAAGTAAAAATGACGATTTTTACGTGTTGGGTTCAATTCCTGATAGCCTCAAATACTTATAGTATTATAATAAAATATAATACTATATATATCATGCCTAAATACGCCGCAAATCCATCAGCTAATCCAAAGGAATTACGTCAGCATTATAATGCTCAAAGGCGAGTTATGCAAAACCAAATATTAAATAATAGAACAACTGGAGTTATTGGTACACCTGTGGGCGATGCAGATAGTTTTACAAAATTAGTAAAATCATTCGAAGATGTCGAAAATAATCTTGAAGGGTATTTGCCTTCTTTAGAAAAGTTAAAAGAAAATCCTGAAAGAGCAGTAGCAGGTTCGACAAGCGATTTATTTATCTCTCTTAATCAAGCAAAAAAACTAGTATCTAAAATTTCATTACGTGCATTACCTATAACAGATGTAGATACTATAATATCTTATAAAGAAAGTTTTGATAGATATAATAACATAATTGCAGGATATAAAAATGAAATATTAGAGGCACAAGCAAATTTTCCTGCTGGAAGAGATATAGATGTATTCAAAAAAACAGAGATTGACCTTCAAAAAATAAATGACCAATTGTCTATAATTATGCAAAGTATTGATGCACAAGTAGCTATATACAATAGTGGTGTAGCTCAACCTGTAAAAATAGGTGGATGTATGCATTGTATGAATTTAGATGACCCCAAATCATCTCCCATGTATCAGAACCAACAATATACATCAGCAATGATGCCTCGAAGATTTATGTAAATATTAATGAAAACATTAAAAATGAATTATGAAACATTAAAATATAATTTAGACAATTCTAGAAAAAAACCTATAAGAATAAAATCATAAAATGCAGAAGTGTATTTCCAATAAAACTTTATAGTTCTATAAAACCATAAAGTTCTATATTAATATTTTAATATTATAATCTTTTATTAATGTTTTTCATTATTCAGTAGGATTTAAAACATAAGCTTCTCGTTCACTAATTATACATTGCGGATATGTCTTCAATATTGTAACCCATCGTGAATTAACTTTTTTCAATTTCTTTATTTGATCCTTGTCTAAACCAACATATCCATCTAGTAAATATTTGGAAGTTTTTCCACCAAGATTTCTAGGGAATAATGTTATGCTATGAGCTTCATTTAAAATTCGTTTCGTTTCTAAACCCATCGTTGCATTATGACTTGTGAAGATAACAGATACATTATGATGGCGACCAATCTCTAGCATTTCGTTTAATAGTTTGTATACTTTTAATTTAATTATTTTGTTACTAATTACGTCACAATCGTCGAATATGCAAAGAGATTTAGCAAAGTCAATTGCACCAATTTCACTATCTAAAAAAGGTTGTTCTTTTATTTTGATACGTTTTGTATATTTCAATTTATCAAGGG